TGAGTGAGAAACATAGAATTGATAAATAATGGCGTTTGATACATTACAAAATAATTATAGAGATAGAATGAATGATGGTCAATTTTTCAACACTACTGATGAATGTGCAGAGTTTATTGTGAATGAATATCACAATGCTATAATAGAGGGTGGTGGTGCATACAATATGACTCTTGGTCAAAAAGATTTAATATTAACACCAATGAAGGCAGGACTATTATCACAATCTACATCAGTATTACTTAGTGGTGTTGGTGCAGGATTAGTTTTATATTGGACTGCATTGACTAATGGTACATTTGTGACTGCAGGTGGAGTACCACCTACATCAACATGGGAAGATGATACATTGGATGGATTTTTATCAAATATTGGAGATTATTTTAAAGAACATTTAGACTCGGTGATATTTACTAATACAGCGAGTGGTGCCACATTTAGTGGTGTCTATACGGTTACATAAAGGAGTAAGAAAATGAAAAAACAAGAACTAATAAAAGTAATAGAATTAATAGTTCGTAAAGAAGTAAAAAAACAAGTTAACGAGATATTTATTAAGGAGAACAGACAAAAATCTCTTAAGTCTCTCGCAAAAGAAACAATACAACAAAAACCAAAACCTGTTGTTAAGAAACAAAAAAAGGTTACCTACACATCAAATGATTCATTGAATGATATATTAAATGAAACGGTAGGTCTATCCAAAGGTGATACCGAAGAGTATCCAACATTAGGTGGTGGTGTATTTGATTCAAGTAGAGCTTCAGAGTTATTAGGTTATGGTGATTCTATGATGGCAGGTGGTGATAAAGAAGCTCAAAGAAATATAAATGCTGCAATGACTATGAAAGAAGCAGGAGTCAATTCTGAACAAGTACCTGAATCATTAGTAAATGCATTAACTCGTGACTATAGTGATTTGATGAAACATGATAAGTTCAAAGGAAAAAAATAATAAATGAGTGTAAGAGAAACAGATAAAAATCCTGATAAGTTTGTAGGTTTGACATTTCCATTAGACTTAACTTCGTTCTCTACTTTTGAACAAAGTAAAACTCTTTTACAACAAACTAAATCAAATCTTAGAAACTTATTATTAACCACAAAAGGTGAACGAGTATTTCAACCAGAGTTTGGTAGTGATTTAACAAGATTAATTTTTGAACAATATACTCCAGACTTAGAAGATAGGATTGAAGTTGCAATTACTGATGCAATAGAAAGATGGTTACCATATGTTATTGTTAATGATATAATTGTTAGGAGTGACGAAAGAAATCAAAATGCTGTATTAGTTCAGTTAGAATATACAATACAAACTGATAAGGAATCTTTACAGACCATTACATTTAATTTTGGTCAGTTTGCATCGGAAGAGTTTACACAAGAACAACCGATAAATAAGGGAAGTTAAAATGCCAGACTATGGGACAAATAAAAAAACAATTTCAAAAGAAGTAAATTATCTCGGTAGAGACTTTTCTTCCATTAGACAAAATATCATAGAGTTTGCAAAATCATATTTTCCAAACACATATAATGATTTTAATGAGGCAGACCCTGGTATGATGTTTATTGAAATGGCAGCATATGTCGGTGATGTACTTAATTTTTATATAGATAATCAGTTTAGAGAAACATTAATATTACAGGCAGAAGAAAAAAAGAATATCTATGAGATTGCACAATCAATGGGATATACACCTAAAACTTCTTCACCTGCAAGTGCAAAAATAGAAGTATCACAAACCGTACCAGCTAGAACAAATGGTGATAGTTATGCACCTGATTTAAAATACGCAGGTATAGTAAGTGAGAATGCTATCTTAAGTTCAAACAATGGTACTACATTTACTTTACAAGATTCAATTAATTTTAAAGTATCAAGTTCGTTAGACCCGATGAGAGTTGAAATAATTCAACCATCATCAGGTACTATACCAGAAAAATTTAAATTAACAAAAACTATAGGTTCAAAAAGTGGAACAAGAAAATCAGAAACATTCACATTTTCAAATGCTGTTAAGTTTGATAAAATAGTTTTATCAGAACCTAATGTTACTGAAGTTATTTCTGTAACAGATAGTAATGGTAATAAATGGTATCATGTTCCATTCTTGGCACAAGACACCGTATTTGAAGATGAAGAAAATAATACAGACAATGACCCAGCACTTGCACAATATTTCAATGATACACCTTATTTATTAAAACTTATCAAAACATCAAGAAGATTTGCAACACATGTTAGAGGTGAAGATTTAAAGACAGAAATACTATTTGGTTCAGGTGTTAGTGATAATCCTGACGAAGAAATAATTCCAAATCCAGATAATGTAGGTTCATCTTTGGCAACTGGTGTGTCTAAAATAGATGCTACATTTGACCCAAGTAACTTTCTGAAAACAAAGACATTTGGATTAGCACCAAGTAATACAACACTTACCGTAACTTATAATTATGGTGGAGCAGTTGAACATAATGTAAGGTCAAATACAATACAGAATCAAAATGATGTAGTATTTACTATAAACTCAGAAGGACTTAATAGTACGAAAGTAGGAGAGTCAGAACAGAGTTTATCTTTTACTAATCCAAATCCTGCTAGTGGTGGTAGTGGTGAAGAATCATTACAACAAATTCGTCTTAATGCAGCAGCCAATCATAACGCTCAAGGTCGTGCAGTAACACAAAAGGATTATATTACTCGTGTTTATTCATTACCACAAAAGTATGGTAATATTGCAAAGGCATTTGTAGTACAAGATGAACAATTAGAAAAGAAAACAGAAACATATGTAGATAGTGTAACAGGTGAAGTTGTAGAAAATGAAAATGTAAGTACTGCAGATAATCCATTGGCACTAAACATGTATTGTCTTGGATATAATGTAGATAGAAAACTAACACCAATCAATAGAGCAGTAAAAGAAAATTTAAGAACTTATCTTTCACAATACAGAATGGTAACAGATGCAATCAATATTAAAAATGCATATATTATAAACATTGGTGTAAAATTTAGTATTATTACTAAAAGAAATTATAACAAAAATGATGTATTATTTAAGACAATCCAAAAAGTAAAAGAATACTTTGATATACAAAAATGGCAAATAGGTCAACCGATTGTCTTGAGTGATATTGCATATCAAATTTCATTGGTGGATGGTGTGGCAAGTTTAGTTCCACCTGAAGATAACAATCCAAATAAAGATATAATTGTAATTGAAAACAAACATGTAGTTGCGGAAGGATATAGTGGAAACATATACGATATACAATCTGCACTACGAGATGGTGTTCTTTATCCATCATTAGACCCAAGTTGTTTTGAGGTCAAACTACCCAATACAGATATTGAGGGTAGAGTAGTAGGAGACTTTTAATGCATTATTTTGAATACATAAACAGAGACACAACAATTTATTCAGGTGGTACAACATCATCATTGAATTCTGGTCATGACGAAATTATAGAAGTTGTAAAAGAAGTAAGTTCAGATGGTGGTACGATAAATATATCTCGTATATTATTAAGTGCAGACTACTCTTATGTATCCAAGTCAATTCAAGATGGTAAGATACCTACAGATGCAAAATTTTATTTAAATTTATATGATGCAGGTTCTAAAGATATAGAGGCAGAACAAAAACTTGTTATCTATATGGTTAGTGGTAGTTGGAAATCAGGAACTGGTAAAAAGTTTGATAGTCCTATAACTACAAATGGTGCATCATATCAATACAGAGACCAAGACCAAAAACTACCATGGGTGACAGGTTCACTCTTGACAGATGGTGGTTCTTGGTTTAGTGGTTCACAAGATTCTTATTCACAATATAATATAAGTCAATCTTATAATTTAACTTTTGATAAAAGAGATGTTAGATTTGATGTAACTGATTTGGTTAGAAATCATATTTTTTCAAGTTCTATTTATCCAAACAATGGATTTATAGTTAAGAGAGAATCTACAGGTTCATATGGAACAACTTATGCATATAGTGGTGATACTAATTCAGAGGAAGGTGGAACTTCAAGACTTGGTACATTACAATTCTTTTCAAGAGAAACACATACAATTTATCCACCATCATTAGAAGTAGTTTGGGATGATTCAAAGTGGACGACAGGAAGTTTAGCACAACTTACAGGTAGTGCATTAGATGATACCGTAATTTATTTTAAAGGTATACGAGATGAATATTTAGAAAAATCAATATCAAGATTTAGATTAGTTGGTAGACCAAGATACAATGATAGAGTATTTGGTACAACACCCGAAGGTCTTACCGTACGAACATTACCAAGTGGTTCAACTTTCTATTCAATTAAAGATTCTGTAACTGAAGAAACAATAGTACCATTTGGAACAGGTTCAATTGTTAGTTGTGATGGAACTGGTAATTATTTTAATTTAAGAATGGATAGTTTCCAATCAGAAAGACACTATGATATACACCTTAAAGTAGTTAGTGGTAGTGGAACCGTAGATGAATTGATAAATTACTATAATGACCCAGCATGGTCATTTAAGGTTGTAAGAAACATTGAGAGATAACAATGCCATATACAAAAGATGAGGCAGTAATAAATTCCGAATTATATGATAGAATTATTAACGAGGAACGAATAGCCTTAAATCGTGAAATAGAAATCAACAGAGAACTTATGACAATAAGTGGGTCTTGGGATGCAACAAAACCATTGAGAGATGGTAATGGTGTAATATTATCTTATGAAGACCCAGACAATCTTGGTAATGCAGTTGAAGAAGTTTATCAACATGTTCGTGTTATCAATCAACAACAATATTTTAATGATGATATGTTATCAGAAATAGATAAAGAAAGAGAGTTTTCTGAATTTATCATTGACAATTTTAATAACTTTTATTTATCAACAGATGGAAAGAAAAAACAACCAAGACCTGATGGGGAAATATCGTTTAATCCACCACCAAATCTTCCAGAACCTGATGAAGAACCAAATGGTGGAACAGATAATACATTTGGTACTCCTGAAGCACCATCAGGTTATCAACCAAGAATTCCATTCAAAGATAATTTTGATTTAGAAGAGTAAGGTAAACAATGGCAGAATACGGATTTAATAATCAAGAGAGAGAACAATATTATAAACCTGAAAGGGTATATAGTAGTTTTGGAAGAGATAGTGGAGACTATATTGTCTTAGAAGTTTTCCAAAATGATGAACTTGTGCTCAGAGATAAATTTAATCCTGATGTAAATACTGAGGGTTTTTTGGATTTAAATGTTGGTCAACATCTAAGAGATAATGGATTATCGGATGGTGACTATATTGTACAATATAGATTCCTAAGAAAGTTAGCAGGTAGAGACCACAAAGTAATGGTAAATGGTAATGGTGAACTATATGCAGGTCAAGTTATAACAAGAAATATAAATGGTGAAATAAGATATTACACTGCTCCACCACCAAATGCATCTGCACAATCTTTGACAGACAATCCACCAATAGAATTATTTATACGAGATTTAAAATATTCACTTGATAAGATTAGTGGAGATAGAACTGAAATTGTAGTAAAAACACAAGATTTTAAAAACCAAACATATCATAAAAACTTTAGAGAGATGAATTCTATTGTAAAGTTTGAACCATTTCTTACTGCAGGTAGTGGTGCAAATGGTTCTATCAAATTTGATGAGAATGACCCAAGTGTATTAGTTGCAAACCTACAAGATAATGATAGAGGTTTTACACAAAATATGGTCGGTGGAGAAATTAGATTACCAAGAATATTCCAAAAAACAATTACAGAAGAATATCTTGAATCAGTATTAACAGAGGTACAAGTACCAGTAGAAGTACCAGCAGATGTATCACCACCACCGCCTCCACCAGTTTATGAAGACTTACCACCTGAACCAGACCCACCACAAGACCCTCCTGTTAATGATGAAGAAGATGAGGATTATGGTGGTCAGTTTGATTATGATGGAGTTTGTTTTCATCCTAATACAAAAGTAACATTAAGTAATGGTAGACAAGTTCCAATCAAGATGATGAAGATTGGTATGAAAGTCAGAACAGATAAAGGTGTTGCAAGAGTTAAGAAAGTAATAAAGAGTGACAGAGGTTTTGGTGACTTGATGGTTAAATATAAAAACCTTATCGTTACCGACCACCACCCAATCAGAACAAAAGATGGTTGGTTTATGTCAAGAGAGATTGGTAAAATATATTATCAAAAACCACCTTTTAAAGTATGGAACTTAGTATTAGATAAAGACCATACAATCTTTGCAAACAACATAGTGGCCGCAACTCTTGGTAAGTGGAAGACTACTGAGACTAAACATTGGCAAGAAAGATTTCTTGAAGACAGAAATAGATTTAGAATGGAAGGTGGGTCTGGTAGATTTGCATATATTGATTTTGCGACAACAGGTAATACAAATTTAGGTGAAGAAGGTACAGACCCAATAACACCAGGTAGTGGTGTACCACAAGGTGGATTAATAGATGCTGGTGAAGAAATACCTTTGTATGGTGCAAGTAACAATAACATATATCAGAACGAAGTTGTTATACCAAACATTAACGAAGAGGTAATATTACATGCAGAGTTACCAGCATTAGAACACTTTATTCAAAACACACCAGTACCTGAAGGAACACAAGACTTCACAACTGAGATTGTTGAAAGTTGGGTTACAAGGTTTGAAGATGTAACACTTCATTTTGACTATGTTGCAAAAATTACAGAGGTTCTTGATTATAATAAAGTAAGAGTAAGTATATCATATCAAGAGGCTGCAGATGCAAATGGACATGACGGCCCAAGTGGTAGAGATACTGATTGGTATGGGTGGAATGTTTTATATGAGAAAAATAATATAGAAAGATTTAAAACCTATATGGTTTGTGATGATGATTATTATTTAATCACAAATGAAAATAAAAACTTCTTTGAAACTCAAGATTCAAAAAGAGTATTTAAATTAAAACAACCATTGGCGGGTAATAAAGAAGAATTAGATAAAGTATATTTTGTAGAAAAAAGATTACCATCTCATGTTGAAGTAGTTAGATTAGTACCATTTATTGATGAAGACCCAGATGGTTTATTTTTACAATTACCTAATTTAAATTCAATTGAAAACCCAATTAATTTTAGGTCAACAAGATTTGAAACACATAACACATTATTAGGAAGTGACAACCAACTTAATAAAGATATTGAAAGAAAATTAATAAGTGGTAGTTTATTAGATGTACAAGTTAACACAGAGTTTAATAGAACATCAGTAAATTTAAATTTAGAACCTGACGATATTGGATTTGGTAATTTCATAAACTACTCAAGTGCAGAAAGAAGATTAAGAAATTTTAAGAAAAAAGTTGAGTATATAGAAACATATAGTGAAACAAGTTCATCATTAGTAAGTCTAACAGGTTCACTAAGTGACATACAATCAAACGAAGATAAAAGAGCAAGAGTAATTAATTCCTTTGACCCATTTGAACATTATATGTATTTTCAAAGTTCATCTTATGTAAGTTCATCTGCTGGACAATATCATGAAAATAGTTGGCCTAAACAAAATAGTTCTAAACCATATGTACTTTATCATTCAAGTGGTTCTGAAGTAACTAATTGGTTTGACAATATAATATTGTCTGCATCAACTTATGATACTATTAATAATGATAGACTTTCTAACAATTTACCAATGCATGTTAAAGATGATACGATGAACAATGCATTTATAGAATTTATGGATATGACTGGTCAACAATTTGACGAGATATGGACATATACAAAACACTTTACAGATGTTAATAATCTTTCACCTAATGTTTCAGAGGGTATAAGTAAAGACATTGCATCAGAGTTTGCAAAATCACTTGGATTGGAACTTACAAATGGTAATGACTTATTGATATTACCTGAATATCTTGAGGGTAAAAATCCTGATGGTTCTACAAAGTATGAAACACCACAAGAAGAAGTTACAGAAGAAATATGGAAACGATTATTAAATAACATTCCATTCTTTATCAAGGCAAAAGGTAGTGTCAGATGTTTAAAAGGGATTTTAAATTGTTATGGTATACCAAGTTCAATACTACGAGTAAGAGAATATGGTGGGCCAGATAATCAAGAACGAGTAAGTTATGAAGTAAAAAGAAAATTTACATATGCATTAGATTTTCATAGTTCACAATATGTAAAAAGTTTATGGACAACCGATTTAAATAGTCAATATCCACAAGCTTTAGAATTAAGATTTAGAACACCAAATAGTGTAGGAAGTTCTGGTAGTATGGTGATTGCACAAAAAGAAAATGATTGGGCAATACATTTAAAAGACAATGGTACTACAGATGATTATGGGTATTTAAAATTTAGTGTTAGTGCATCAACAGGAGTTTATGGTATAACTTCTTCACTCTTACCATTCTATAATGATGAGATGTGGAGTGTGATGTTAACACGAGTAAGTGCAAGTGGTGTACAAATGACTGATGATTTAATCACAAGAAATGTAAAGTATGAATTAACAACAAAACAATATGATGCCTCAAGAGAAAAAGTAAAATATCAAACAAGTTCAAGTTTAACAACTGGTATAGGACACGCAAGTAGTAGTGCAATCAATGCTGCATTTAGTGGTAGTGTTGGTTCAAGGTTTGTTTATCTTGGTGGACAAAACACAAACTTCGGTTCAAGATATAGTGGTTCATTAATGGAGTATCGTTTATGGTCAGAACCATTATCACAAAGTGTATTTGATAATCATGTTAGAGCACCAAGAGCTTATAATGGTAATTCATATAGTTCTTCATACCACGACTTGTTAATAAGATATCCACTTGACAATAATGTTAATTTGGCATCAACTTCATTTGTTAGAAGTGTTAGTAATAGACAAAACTATTTCGTAACATCACAAATGGATACAACTGGTTCAGTAAATGGATTTACAAGTAATACATTTAGAAGTTTAGTTGATAAGGAACAATTGAAAGTTCCAAACATTGGCCCTTCAAGAAGGAATGCAACAAAAGTCAGAATAGAAGATAGTACTATTATTGGTAATTTATCACCAGATGAAAGAAAAGAAAAATCATCACAAGATTTTGCACCAATAGATAGTGAGAAAGTTGGTATTTATTTTTCACCAGTTGATGTTGTTAATGAGGATATATTATATAGTATTGCAGACTTTAATTTTGATGATTATATCGGTGACCCAAGAGACCAATACAAAGTAAACTATAGAGGTCTTAAAAGATTACAAACTGAATATTTTCAGAAATATTCAAGTCCAAATAACTTTTTTGATTATTTAAGAATTTTAACATTCTATGACCCAAGTGTATTTACACAATTAAAGAATTGGGTTCCTGCAAGAAGTAAGGCAACTACAGGTGTATTGATAGAACCAAATATTTTAGAAAGAAGTAAACAAGTAATAGGTGATAGACCTGAGTTTGATAATCGTTACTTTGAAAATGCAAGTGAGTTTGAAGATGGTGTACCAGTAACAAGATTTATTAGTGGTTCAAAAGATGATGCATACTTTGATATAGGTGGTGAACAAAAATATTATGAAAGTGGATTGAATGCAGTCTATCATGATAATAGTGGTTCACTTGGTGGATTGGGAGAACCTACATTGGTTAAGTTAGGTGTTATAGACCCAAAAACACCACACTCTTATAACTATGCAACTGCAAGTGTAACATTTGGTGGAGAAGGTATAACATTTGGTGAAGTATTACAACCAGTAATAACAGGTTCAAGATTGGCAGAACATAATCAAGAAAAAGTATTCTTTTATTCATCAAGTTTGAGTGCATCAAGAGGACTACATTATAGTTCTTCATTTGTACCAAGTGAACATCAGAGTGTTTATTATGATTCAAGACTATTTAGGTCATTTATTGGTGGTTCAGTAACAAGAGATGATGGACAAACAAGTCATCCTACTTCAAGTAAATCACCATTTATTGGTAGTGTAACTATTGGAAACGCACAATTGTCTGAAGCATCAAACACATTTGATGGTGGAGAACCAGTTGAAACAACAACCACAACACCAACACAAGTAATAACAAAGGAACCAGGTGATTCCAAATTAAAAGTAGAATAATTTAAGAAAAATTAGGTATAACACTATTTATCTATAGTAAAGTTATATCTATTCAACAGGAGTAAAAATAATGGGATTTTTAGATAATACAAGCATAACGGTAGATGCTGTTCTTACTAAAAAAGGTCGTGAACTTTTAGCAAGAGGACAGAACGAATTTAACATCACGAAATTTGCATTAGCAGATGATGAGATTGATTATAATCTTTGGGATGTAACACATCCTAATGGTTCATCATATTATGGAGCAGTGATTGAAAACATGCCTCTATTAGAATCTTTCGTAGATGAGAATCAAGTAATGAGATACAAACTTATTACTTTGAATAAAAATACAACAAAGATGCCAAAAATTAACATTGGTGCAACTTCACCAGTACCTTTAAATGCAGGTACAACTGCAATCATATCACCAACAACTGATAATTCTACTTTGGATGACCAAGTTGGGTATAGATTCACACTACATAATAGTGACGCAGCAACTCTTGAAGTACAAGTAGCAGGTACAGAACCAGATACTGGTCAAACCGTAAACTTTACAGCACCATTAGACTCAACCAAATCAGTAACTATAAATGCAAAATCTGCAAAACTAATTGGTAAGAGTTTAAATGCGGCAATAACAACAAATTTAACTATTCAAGGACTTGGAACTGGTGTGGTTTCTAACATCTCAGTTGAAACAGCTCTGAATAGTTCAACTAATTAAGGGAGATTGAGGAATGTCAGTATTTCAAAGATTTGATGAAGATAATGATGTAGTAAAAAATCAGAGAACCATTGTTTCAAGTGGTGTATTTACTGGTGGAAGTGGAACACTAACATCATTCTTTAGTCAATCCGCACAAGGTGCATCAACAGGTTCTTATATAGATGTATATCATCAGAACCCAACCGCAGGAACTGCAACTGCAGACACTGCAGAGATACAATTCTCGTTAGGATATGCACACATTGATGGAAGTGGTTCCGCAGGTAACACAACTAAATTAAATAGTGGTGGTAGACAAACTGCAGCACTTTACAGACAATTTGCAAATGTCATCTTACCTTCATTAACTTCAAGGTTTACATTTACAAATACCACTACAGGTAGTCATGATTTTTATTTTATAACTTTCCAAAGAGCACGACAAAGAGAAAAGATTGACCCAGGTAATTGGGAATTAGTATTAAGTGGAAGTGGTAATACTCAAGGTGGAATTAGACTAATTGATGAT